AAACCCCTGACCTGAAGCTATGCCCGTTCTGCGGTTCGAGAGCGCATGTGGCTCAACTAAAACAGAAAGCCGTTGACAGGTTTTTCGTAAAGTGCGCGAATTCGCTTTGCATCGCGAGTGAGCACTGGATATTCGGAAGGTTCTATTTCCGAATGGAGGATGCCGCTAAAGCATGGAACAGGAGGGCGAACGATGTGGAATAAGGCTTTTCATACTTGCCGGAAGTGCAAAACAAAGTGGGCGTGGGAAGTATGGGGGATTCGGCATCTGAATTGCCCATCGTGTGGTACACGCATGACTGATGAAGAAGTCAAGTTCAGTTTGGAAAGGGTGATGATGAAATGACCCGGATGCCTGACGAGATCAAGAAGGGGCTGGAGTGCCATTTTGAGGTTGATGGCGTTTGCGATGAATGCCCATACAATGATGAGCCTGATTGCACACGCCTGGTGTATATGGATGCCCTCGCCTACATCCAGCGGCTTGAAGCGGAACGGGATGCGGCGGTGAAGGATATGCACGAAGCGCAAGCCTGTCTGTGCCTGATTTGCAAGAATTACAAGCGCGATCAGGACGGAAATGAAATCGGCTGTAAGGTGTTTGGCGATTTTCCTTTCGAGGATAGCCCGATTATCTGCGGTCAGTTTGAATGGCGCGGCGTACAGAAGGAGGAATGAACGTGAAAACACCTGAACGTATCTTGGAAGGCATGAGGACGTGTACGGCGAAGAACTGCCGGAAATGCGAATGGCGTGACAAATTCGCCGGAGGATGTAATTTGCTTCCCGCAGCGGCCAAGTATGTTGAAAAACTTGAACAAGATAATGCAAAGAAAATGGTGTATTGCAAGGATTGTATCTATTGCAAGGTGCAACCGGCTAAGTATTCGTTTGAAAGAGATCAGTACGAATGCACGAATAGAGATGGATTGCCTATCATTCCAGCAATTGCACCTATGGATTTTTGCAGCAGAGGAAAAGCAAGAATGCCCCTGCCCGAACCGCCGAAGGAGGAATGACGATGTTTGCCAAGCAGTGCGACCGTTGCAGAGCGTTTTACACCCTATACAACGTCGCAAACAACAGAAACAAGCCGAACGGCGTTATGGTTCTGAACATCGATGAACGAGGTAAATATTTCAGTCATTGTGCCCACGACTTGTGTCCATCATGCATGAAGGAATTTCTCAGCTTCATCGAGCCGCCTAAGGAGTAATCGCTATGGTGCTGTATATGGCCGTTACATGCGACAAGTTTGAGTTGCCGCTATACGTATCAGATAGCCGAAAAGACATGGCGAAATTCTGCGGTGTCACTCCTGAACACGTAAGTGTCATGTGTGCAAGGAATAAACATAAACCGCCTATCCCAGGGTACATGAAACCATATGTGCGTCTGAGGCGTGTTGTGATCAACGAAAAGGAGGATGAATGATATGACGAGACGTGAATGGGTAGAGAAGAATATGCCGGAAGAGATTGGCGATGACTTTTGCGGTGGAGTGTGCGGTTGTCCAAGCGACCCCCATTTTGCTCAAATGCCTGGATACGATCCTACCACCTGTGAAATGTGTCACGGAGGAACTGATGAAAAATGCGCCCAGTGCTGGGATAGCCCCTGCTTCTCCGAGGAACCCTCCACCGTCGACAATGTAAACCATCCTGCTCATTACGAGCTTCCTGGTGGTATCGAATGTTTCGACGTTCTGCTGGCAACCCAGGGGCTTGAGGCTGTCAAAAACTTCTGCATCTGCAATGCGATGAAGTACCTGTTCCGTCGCAACCGCAAGAACGGCGACGAGGACGTGAAGAAGGCAGCGTGGTATGTTGCTAAGTATATCGAGCTTGCCAAGGAGGTAAACGCCAATGGGTGAGTGGATCAGCGTCAAGAAATCCCTTCCGACTCCAGGTGTCCGTGTCTTGATGTGTATCGGTGAGGTTTTCGTTGGCGAGGGCTGGCTGCGCGCGAATGGACGTGACTGGGTTCGTTACGATGAGCTTCCAACGGTGGAGGATATTTTTCATCATCCGGTCACTCACTGGCAAGATCTACCACTGCCGCCGGGAGGCGATAACGAATGAAGTCGTTTACGGAAATATCTCTAATTCCGAAATGGAAACTGTATTTTCCAGAACCGACCATCGGCGTTGCAAGGGGTAAGCTGAAATCCACGAAGCACAGACAGCTTGCGAGAGTCGTGTTTTCGACTTTCAACGGTATGGATGTTCTGCAACTTTCATTCAAGAAGAATATGATGCCTACGCAGGCAGAAATCGACGAACTGATCCCCATGTTCTTCAAGCCGGAGGAGATCGACCAGTGCCTTGTTACACCACACCCAGATAACGAACTTATCGCTGTAATCTACCGGGTGCAAGATGAAGCCAACCCGATGTAACCGCTGTGGGCATGAGTGGCGTGTCGGCATGTGCCGTACATGCCCTCATCCCAAGGTGCAGCAGGCTTATGGGCCAAGCATCTGTTTTTACTGCTGCAAGAAATGCAAGCTATCCATCCCTGTCGAAGGGTGCGACGGGATGAAATGCTGTTATGAGAACCGCGAACTATTACACAAGGAAGGGGCTGCTGAAAATCAAGATAGGACTTATAGATGTTGACGGGCATAATTATCCGAATCTCCCGTTGATGAAGCTGTCTGCTTGGCATAAAGCGCAAGGTGATGAAGTGTATTTGTATGATCCGATGTTTACTGGACACTGTGACAGGGTGTACATGTCGAAGGTGTTCAGTTTTACGGAGGATTATCCGTATTTCGTTGATGCTGACGAAATCATCAAGGGAGGCAGTGGATACTGCATCAGTCTCGTTGATGGGAAGGAAGTATTCGATGGTTCAAAGGACATCCCGCTCCCTGACGAAGTAGAGCACACATTCCCAGACTATTCGCTGTATGGAATCGCAGACACAGCATACGGCTTCCTGACACGGGGCTGTCCACGGGGATGCAGTTTCTGCCATGTGGAAGCAAAAGAAGGCAGAGCATCCCGAAAGGTTGCAGACCTTCATGAGTTCTGGAACGGGCAGAAGAACATCGTGCTGTGCGATCCGAACATCCTGGCATGTAGGCAGTGGAAAGAATTGCTTCAGCAGTTGATTGACAGTAAGGCGAAGGTGGATTTCAATCAAGGCCTTGACATCCGCTTGATGACACATGAAAAGGCAGAAATGCTGAAGCAAATTCGCTTGAAGAATCTGCACTTTGCGTGGGATCGCTATGAGGACAAAGAAGCGATTCTTCCAAAGTTTCGGATGTTCAAGGAAATCACCGGCATTAGGGATCGCGATTTGATTGTGTATGTCCTGTGCAATTATGATACAACTTTCGAACAAGACCTCGAAAGGATTTACACATTGCGAGAAAACGGCTACTGGGCTTACGTAATGCTTTACGACAAGCACAACATCCCCAGAGGACATCGGTTAAGAAAACTTCAACGTTGGGTAAATAACCGGATAATTTTCGCAAAATGCGCGACGTTTGATGAATATTTGAACATGAAGTAACGCGATGTGCCGATTAAATATAGGAAGGAAGTGGTGAGCGTGTATGATTTAGATGAAATCAAAGCGCGAACAGACCTGGTGTCAACCGCCCAGTCTCTTGGCCTGAACATTCGCAAGTCAGGAGATCGCTGTGTATCCCCGTTGCGTGCTGGGGCCACGAACCCTACATCGTTCTGTGTTCGCGATGATCGCTGGTTCGACTTCGGCTCCGGTCAGTGGGGCGATGTTATCGACCTGGTTGCAGAGGTGAAGTACAACGGCGACAAGGGCAAGGCAATCAAGGAACTTGCACGGAACGCTGGGCTGGATGCTACCGACGCTGACGGCTGGTGGGATTACACCAACCAACTCAACAATCAGATCGCTTTCTATCAGCAGAAGCTCACGCCGGAGGACTACGACTATCTCCACAGCCGTGGCCTCAACGACAACACCATCGCGGAACTGCGAATCGGTCGCAACAGTGACGGTAGGCTTGTTATTCCCTACATCAAGAACGGCTATGCGGCGTACTACTGCACCCGTGCGATGCCTGGGTGCCGCTTCCCGGAGAGCAAGTACCGGAAGATGCACACCGACACACACAACGTCAACATCGTTTGGGGCTGGGATTCCATCCTCCGTGGCGGTGATACGCTGGTTATTGCAGAGGGCGTTTTCGATGCTATTTCGTTCTGGCAGGAGGGTTATCCTGTCCTGTCTGCGGTGACGGGTTTCTTCTCTGGCAAGCAGATCGCTGACGTACTTTCTGCGGCACGACAGTTCAAGCGGGTTTTCTTTGTCTATGATAACGACAAGGTTTCCCATGCTGGCGATAAGTTCGCAGAGAAAATGGCGCGGATCCTGCTCAAGGAGCGTATCCCCTTCGTGG